AAAAAACAAAAGGTAGGAAAAGTTGCCCAAAAAAGAAATCTTGCCCACCAGTAGGAAATAATGCCACTGGTAAAAAAAAAAATATAATAAATATAAATAAGACCATAATAGGTAATAAAAAGATAAAAAGGTGGGAAAGTGGGTTTTCTTGCTATCGATTTAAAAGTTTTGTAATATAAAGGAAAAAAAAATCAAAAAAAAAGTAAAAAAATTTAAAAATATAGTCTATTATATAATAGTTTTGAAAACAGGGCAAAATAAGCAACTTAACCTCCTTTTGGGCATTTTAACCCACCCTAATCACTATCAATATCACTATCATACTCATTTTTTTCTATAATTCCGTGCAATCTTATACAATCTATAACTTTACCTTCTTTTTTAATTTTATTATCTCGGTACATATTTTTAAGGATCAAATGTTGTCTAATTGTTGAACAGAAATTTTTGTAATTATTCTTTCTTTTTTGTCTTTTAGTGAGATGTGTATAATATTCACTATTTTTATAATTATTAAATAAATCTTTCATTTTAAGAATATCATCATCATTATTAGTGATTGTATATTTTTCTTCAAACCAACCATAAAAGTCCTCATTCTCGACTACATATTCTTTACTTCTTTGTCTAACACTTGATGGAATATATAATTCTTTTGGAGCATTTAATAAAATATATTTAAACATGGCGCAATAATGTGCTAATTTGAAGTTATAATGTTTATATTCTTTGATTTCAGCAAAACAATCAATATTATTAACTAAATCAGGATTATCCGAAAATGTATTAACAAAATTTACATCAATCAATCTATTTAGAATAGCATTATCCATTCTACCTGCTAATTCAGGTTTATTATTTGCCTCAATAACTAGGGTTAATAAGAGATTTGTTTCAGTTTTACTTTCATATAATCCTCGAGCATTAATTGTATCACATCCAGTCAATTCTTTAGCAGTATGCATTTTAATACATCTTCCATCTTCAGGTTCACAACAAACTACAAATCTTTTATTATTTAGATTTGCTAATTGTGGATTAGCACCCATCATATTTATATCTTTAGTTAATACATCAACTGGTAGTTTGTAATAATAGTTACCACAAATAAATCCCATTAATTCATTTATAAATCCTTTACCATTGCGACCATTACCATTTGCTACAATTATTTTTTCTAGTCTTTTACCTGAAAGACCAGTCCTAAGTATAGATAGATAACACTTTAATTGTTCAGGATCAGGAAAAATAGAAACAAATAAATTATGAATAGTTTGAAGTTGTTCATCAGTAGGTTCATTATAATTTTTACCTGAGTTAGTAGTAATATATAATTTTTTATCAAATTTTACTTGTTCATTTGTATTAAGATTAAAAATGACATTATTAAAAGCAAAAAGATGATGTTGTTTATCAAATATATCATAATTAGATTGATTATTTAATAATAGAGTTCTTACTTCACGAACAATATTATTAATCCATTGAGTTTTACCAGTAATTAATTCTACTTCTGATAATTTATTAAACATTTTTCTAAAATTTTCATAATCTTCTTCAATAATATTTTCAGAATCATCCATATCTAATAAAATATTTTTAATTATAATAATGATATCATTTAAAAATCTTCCAAGATTTTCACTAACATCATGTCTTAAAATTTCAAATTTTGTATTATTGCATTCTGACCATCTGTTTGATCTAAAGATATAAAAAGTATCATTATAAACATATAAATTGTCGTGATTTAAATTAATATATAGTTTTGCTATATTTTTTTCAGTACATTTAAATATAATCATTGAAGTGTAATTAATGGTTTCTACTATGCTATTATATTTCTTAGGATTAGTTAATTTTGAATAATATTTTAGAGTTCCAATACTCATTTCATTTTCATCTTCTGAATATTTATTCCATAACTTATTAAGACCATCATAATCAAATTTTTTATATTTTTTATTCCAATTTAATAAGTCATCAAATTCACCATCACAACTTTTAAAACTAAGAACAAGTTTTACCCAATCAGTATGTTGCAATTTATTAATATCAATACTATTAAGATATTCATTTAAAAAATAATCATTCAAAATTTCATTTAGTTTAGACATAGTATTATCTTTATTAATATCATTATTTTTATCTTTTTGTTTATTCTTTTGAATCTTTTCCTTTTGTTTTTTTTCAAGATTTTCTTTATCTTTTTTAATCTTTTCCTCTTGTTTTTTTTCGAGTTTTAGTTTTTCCATTTGAATCATATCTTCATATTTTTTAATTTTATGATTAGTAACTTCATTAGGAGTTATGATTATATTTTCAAAATTATTTTTAATATTTATAGGTTCAAGTTTAGATTCTAAATCAAAATTTTGAGATTGATTCATGTCCATATTATTATAGTTAGATATTATAGTTTGTTCAATTGAACCTTTAATTAATCTATTTATTCTATCTTTTTCAAATGGATATTTATATGCATTAACTGCCCTCATTTTACCATAAGATCTATAAACAGAATAATCAATGTAAATGCTGTCAGGTGTTTTACTATCATTAACATTAATAATATTTTTCAATAAATCTTTAATAATAGGATATTTTTCATTTTGAATAAGAGATTTACATTCATCTCGATTTTTACATATTTCATTAAAATATGTTAATCTATAACTTAGTTTATTAACAAGATTTTTTTTAGAATCAAATGCTCCATATTTGCTACTAGACATAATAGAAACATCTAATGTTTTTAGTTTATCTAAAATATTATTATCAACAATATTAAATTCTTCAGATGAAATATTATCTAATTCACCATCAATATCTATATAAGGATGCATTGGTTTATTACCATAAACGACTTCAAAATAATTATTTGTATTATTTAAATTAATATCATTTAAACGTACAAGTGTATTATTATTTACTTTGGAACGGATAGATTGAACAAACATACTCATATATATATATAAATAAAGATATTTTTATATATATATAAACATATATTAATAAGTATTTTAATTATTGGTGGATGGATTAGTGTCCACTTCCGGTATAATCTGTATAGGAAATCTACCGGAACTGGACAGCAACAGAAAATTAAGTTTAACATTTATTCTTTTGATTCTTTTGTTTCTTTTTTTTCTTCATTTTCAAAATAATCTTTGTATTTAATTTTAAAAACTTCTTTTTGAAGGAAATCAAATTTATCTTTAGAAGTTTCAAATGGTTCAAGGAGTTTTGGATCAATATTCCATTTTTTTCTCATATGATATACTTTTTTCTTAAATGGGTCTTTATTATAATATTCACGTGCTTTATCACGAGCATAAACATGTTTTTTATCATCAAATTTAGATTTTACCATTTATATATATATATAAGATTATATTATATATATAAATATCTTTAAATTGATTTATACTTCTTCTATAAGTTTTTTGCTATATTTTTCTAGAAGTTTTACATATAGATTAAATCTCTCTTCAGAAATAATTTGAAACATAAAAATATAGTATCGAAAGGACATCTTTTATTGATAGTTCCATCTATGAATTCGAAATGCATTCTTCTTGATGGAATAATATATTGTAGTTTATCAATATCATCTTTGAAAATATTTTTAATATATTGTTTACTGATTATAGTGCTTGGTACAATAAGAATAAATGGTTTATTGATTTGATATAATGTTTTAAGAATATGTTTTTTAATTGAATATGGTGGATTGGAAATAATTATATCGAAATTATATTTATGATAAGAAGTGAAAAAGTCTTCATCATGATGAATAATATTATTGTAACCAAGTTTTTGAAAGTAAGTTTTTGATTTTCCATCATTCCAAAATGGTTCATAGATAATGGTTTCCTTATTAAATTCTAGGAATTCCATTAACATTTTCCAAATATAAAGTGGAGTATTATAATGATCTAATTTTTTACTTTTTAAAATATTTAAGGTTGACATTTATTTTAAAGTGAGATTTTATTGTATAAAATTAAAAGTATTATTTTGATTTTCTTTGACCAACTCTTGAAATATTGCACTTTTTACAAGCAATAACACAATTACTTTTAATATGTCCAATTGAATTATCCAATCTTTCAATAGTTGCTAAATTCATACCAGTACCAATATATACCATATCACAATTACAATAGTAACATTTATCTTGACATTCTAGAATAAGATTTTTAACAAATGAATATGTAATGAAATTTACTGAATCATATCTATCTTTTTTAATATCCCTATTTTTAGATCCTGTAATCATTCTATTGATAGTAACTTTTATTTCATCCCAACATTCTTTACAAGTACTTCTTCTTTTTCCATGTATACAAATATATACTCCATTACATTCTTTTTCTTTACATTGAGTTCTTCTTCTTTTATGTTGACATATACCAGCACCATCACAAGGAACACATTCAGAACGTTTTCTATTATGTGGACAATAGTTTTTAACTCTATTATTATAAATTTTTTCACGGCATTCCAAACAAAAATTAACAGGTTGTCCTCTAACACCATAAAAATCATCAACATTTTTTTGTTTATTACAATTTCGACAAGTTACATATTCTGACATCATGTTTATATTATATATATATTAGATACACGTATCTTTAATATAATATAAACTAATAATTAAAAGTATTTAATTAAAAACATCGATAGCATATTTTACAATTTTTTTTATAGTCGGATTTGAATCTATAGCGTTTACATTTTATGCATTTCTGTATTTTAATTAAAACCCTATCATTACCTATTAAAACATAATCTTTCATTTATTATTCCTAAATATATTTGTTTATTAAATCAAACTAGTTTACAAGAACAACACTCGACTGGCCAGTGTAAGAAATCTGACAGCGTTTTTCCGTCATGACACAGACAGACCACTCACGACTAGCAAGACCAGCACCACCACTAGTAGCTTTCAACTCGATAGTAGCAGGTGCTCCTGCGAATGACTCAGGTTGACTAGTCATATCAAAAGCATAGATAGTGCTTCGCTTCCATTCATCATAAGACAAAGGAGTTCCACTAGAATAATCATAACCTTTAGACATGTAACGCAAAGCATCAGAGTAGGCACGTGCTTTATCATCAGAATCACCCTCCAATGATATGTAATTTTGCTGTGGGTATGCCCTGCCGTTCAACCTCAACTCAAGAGTAGAAATTGTATCAGAAGTTGCTGCTACAGAGTTAGCAACAGTTCTAGCTCCATTACGCAAAATTACAAAGCAATACAATACTTTTTCACTAGAAGTAGCAATTCGCAAGCTATCACTAGAAGCACCAACACCACCACCAGCATTATTAGCAGTAAATGAGTATGCCTGCATTTGCGGATATACATAATCAGAAGTAAGTCCATCAGCAAAAGCAGATTTTAGGGATAGATCTACTACACTTCTTGGTAGAATATTAGGCATCCAAATACTAACTTTTCCAACAGCAACTTTAGCTAAACCAATAGAACTAAGAATATGGTCACGCTGATTAGAACGTGTCAACTCAACAATGAAGGTATTATTTGTTAGCACACGATTGACCGTGCAGAAACCGAATATAGCAGAAAGGGGAACCCAAGCAGTAAAGTTTTTACCATTAGTCCGAAGATATCGTTTAGCAAAACCATCATTGTAAGCAGGGTTTTCAACAACATTAAGAGCATTCGCAGCAACATTATCAGCAGCATTAAAAGCATCATGTAGATATTTAGGTGTTCGAGTGGCGGCAACAGTAAAATCACCAGTATCTTTGTAAAACATTTCATTAGTAGCAGCAGAACTAGCATAATCCTGAGAATAGTGTAGCAAAGGTTGAACTAAACCTTTAGCTACATGACACTCATTCACCGTTTCTACAATCTGCCCACCTACACGTAGAGTAGCACGATTAAATAGTGAAAGAATATGGTTTTGAATAGTAACATTCTCGTTACCAACTAAAGCAACATCAGCATCACTTGTCATCCGACCACGCACTTCCAAGTATGCTTTCGCAGGATTCACTAGAACGTTAAGGTTCTTAAGCTGTAGTCGCCAGTTATTACCCTGTGGCTGATTTAGGTTATCTGATTGAATTTCATGCCACTCATACTCCGTTGCGGCATCCATTGAAATAGGCATTTCTTCCAATTTATATTCAGAAGGAAGAACATTATTAAATTGCATATTGTCTAAAGAACTCATTATATATATTACTAATATAAAAAAATTTTAAGTTTTAACTAAATTAATTGTTTTTGGGTTTGCCTTTTTCTAAAAGGCGTTAGTTTCTTTTACGTGGTCTACCACGTTTACGCCGAACAGGAGCTTTTGAACCCAATCTTACTAGGCCTTGTCCATTCTGATATAAACTAGCATCAGCAATTTTTTCATATTGCTGTTCAATTACTCCTAAATTATTTAAATTATTAATAGCCATGCTTTTTGCTTTTTTACCTTCCTCTACAGCAATTTTACGTACACGTTCTTTTAGTTTAGACATTTCTTCAACACTAATATCCTGAGCAAGTTGACCTAAATCTTTCTTTTGTCTTTTTGATCCTTCGATT